TATAAAGTAAAAGAAACAGGTAGTGGTGCTGAAAAAGCTATAGAAAAAGATGATAATTTTAATCCTCCAGCTGATAAAGAAGGTAATTTTACAAGATTACAAAGAGCTATTGAGGTTTTATACGAAGGTGCTTTAGTCCTTGGTAGTAACAAACTACTTAATTGGGAAATGGCTAAAAACATGATAAGACCTAAAAGCGACTTTACTAAAGTAAAAATGAATTATAGTATTGTTGCTCCTCGTATTTACAAAGGTAAAATTGAAAGTTTAGTAAGACGTGTTACTGGTTTTGCTGATATGATACAGCTTACGCATTTAAAAATACAACAAGTATTATCACGTATGGTGCCAGATGGTGTTTATTTAGATGCTGACGGTTTAGCTGAAATAGATTTAGGTAACGGTACAAACTATAATCCACAAGAAGCTTTAAACATGTTCTTCCAGACAGGTAGTGTTATTGGTAGATCGTTTACTAGCGAAGGCGAGCAAAATCCAGGTAAAATACCTATACAAGAAATACAATCAAGTTCTGGTGGTGCAAAGCTGCAATCACTTATTGGTAATTATAATTATTACTTGCAAATGATTAGAGATACTACCGGACTTAACGAAGCTAGAGATGGTAGCATGCCAGATAAAAACGCTTTAGTTGGAGTGCAGAAGTTAGCTGCCGCTAACTCTAACACAGCAACAAGACACATACTACAGTCTGGTTTATTTTTAACTTCTCAAATAGCAGAGCTTTTGTCACTTAGAATATCTGACGTTATAGAATATTCACCAACTGCAGATGCTTTTATTCAGCAAATAGGAGCTCACAACGTAGCTACTTTAAACGAGTTGAAAAAACTACATTTATATGATTTTGGTATATTTATTGAATTAGCTCCAGACGAAGAAGAAAAAGGTATGCTTGAAAACAACATACAAGTTGCTTTAGCACAACAAAGTATTAATCTTGAAGATGCTATTGATATTAGAGAAATTAAAAATTTAAAGTTAGCAAATCAATTGTTAAAACTTCGTAGAGCTAAAAAAGAAGAAAAAGATTTTCAAATTAATCAAGCAAATATACAGGCTCAAGCACAAGCAAATGCTCAAGCACAGCAAGTAGCTGCTCAGGCAGAAATACAAAAAAATCAAGCTATAGTAGAATCAAAAGCTAGTTTAGCACAGATACAAGCACAACTTGATTTGCAAAAAATGCAAGCAGAAGGAGCGCTTAAAAAAGAATTAATGCAACAAGAGTTTCAGTATAACATGCAGCTTAAGCAAATGGAAAACGATACTGTAAATAAAAAAGAAAAACAAAAAGAAGATCGTAAAGACGAAAGAACAAGAATACAAGCTACTCAACAAAGTGAGCTTATTGAACAAAGAAAAGGTGAAAAAGCACCTAAAAACTTTGAATCCGCAGGTAATGATAATATAGGAGGCGGATTTAATTTAGGAGCTTTTGATCCTAAGTAACAATTATTAATTATTATTATATTATATTATGGCAAAAAAGAAAAAAGAAGAAGTAGTCGAAAAGGCTACTGAAGACAACGTAACTAAAGTTGATCTTCAAAGCAAAAAAGAAGATGACAACATCACTAAAGTAAATTTAGATAAACCACTAAAACCAGAAGAAAATGAAATTAAAGAAGATAACCCTGTCGACGAGGGAGTGGTTGCAGAGCCTGATAATGCCGAGCCCACAGAAAAACAAGAAGAAGTACAGTCGGAAGAACAAGCACAAGAAGAAACACCAGTACTAGAAGAAGTAACTCAAGAAGAAATACAAGAGCAAACAGAAGAACTAGCCGAAGAAGTAACTGAAGCTATAAACGAAGCTCAAGAAACAGGTAAGGCAATACCAGAAGAGTTACAAAAAGTAATAGACTTTATGGAAGACACTGGTGGTACTCTAGAAGATTATGTTAGTCTTAATCAAGATTTTTCTAATTTTGATGATATGACAATACTTAGAGAGTATTATAAAAAAACAAAATCTCACTTAACAGATGATGAAATTAATTTTTTAATTGAAGATAATTTTAAATATGATGAAGAGGTTGAGGAAGAAAGAGAGGTTAAGAAAAAGAAAATAGCGTTAAAAGAGCAAGTTGCCAGCGCTAAAGCCCACCTGGACGGGCAGAAGTCCAAATACTATGAAGAAATTAAAGCTGGGTCAAGGTTGACCAAAGAACAACAAAAAGCTGTAGATTTTTTTAATAGATATAACAAAGAGTCAAAGGAAAGTGAAGCTGCCTTAGAAAAACAAACCAATACTTTTAAATTAAAAACTAACAATTTATTTAACAAAGAGTTTAAAGGCTTTGATTATAATGTTGGTGATAAAAATTATAGGTTTAATATTAAGGACACAAACAAAGTAAAAGAAACTCAAAGTGATATTAATAATTTTGTCAAAAAGTTTTTGAACGAAAATAATGAAATGTCAGACGCTAAAGGTTATCATAAATCTTTATTTACAGCTATGAATCCTGATGCTATTGCAAAACATTTTTACGAGCAAGGAAAAGCTGATGCTTTAAAAGCCAGCGTTGCTAAAGCTAAAAATTTAGACATGAATCCACGTCAAGAACACGGAGTTGTTCAAGCTGGAGGATTAAAAGTAAAAGTATTAGGTAGCACTTCTAATGATTTTAAGTTTAAAATTAAAAATAAATAACAAATTTAAAATTACAAAATTATGGCAATTACTGCAGGAAATAATTTGAATAGCGTACCTTCTCACGTACAGAAGGCGTTATCTACAAATTACTTAGACCTAAACTCTTCAACGGGTTGGGCACAACAATATGTTCCAGATCTTATGGAGAAAGAAGCAGAAGTATTCGGACAAAGAACTATTTCTGGTTTCTTAGCTCAAATAGGAGCTGAAGAAGCGATGACTGCTGACCAAGTTATTTGGTCTGAGCAAGGTCGTTTACATTTATCTTACAAAGGTAAGATCGTAACTAACGATGGTTCTGGTGGATCAGGACCTGCTGGTGCTGATATTGACGGTTCTGGTTCTGGTGGTGCAACTACTAGAGTTACTATCGAAAAAGATATCGACGGAAACGCAAAAACTACTGATCACGGTATTAGAGTTAACGATACAGTTATTATAGCTAACTCTGCTGGTGTTCACAAATGTTTAGTTGTTACAGCTGCTGCTGCTACAGCTACTATTGACGTTGCACCTTATGGTGGAGCTGCAATAGCTGATAGCAACACTTCTGAATCATGTACTATATTAGTTTATGGTTCTGAATATGGAAAAGGAGTTTCTTACATGACTGGTGGTACTGCTACTACACAGACTGATTCAAGAGGAGCTAACGAACCATCATTCAAAACTTTCCAAAACAAGCCAATTATCTTAAAAGACTACTACTCTGTATCAGGTTCTGATGCTTCAAGAGTTGGTTGGGTTGAGGTAACTTCTGAAGGTGGTGCTTCTGGGTACTTATGGTACTTAAAAGCTGAAGCTGACACAAGAGCTCGTTTTAACGATTACTTAGAAATGGCAATGTTAGAAGGTGAATTAAATGCTGCTGCATCTTTAATTGATGGATCAAACTTAATTGCTGGATCAACTGCTGGTGCTGACCATGTAGGTACTGAAGGTTTATTTGCTGCTATCGAAGATAGAGGTAACTTAACTTCTGGTGTTACTGGTGTTAACCCTTCTACTGATTTAGCTGAATTTGACGCTATATTAGCTGAGTTTGATAAGCAAGGTGCTATTGAAGAAAATATGATGTTTGTAAACAGAGCTACTAGTTTAGCTATGGACGATATGTTAGCTTCAATGAATTCTTACGGAGCTGGTGGTACATCTTACGGTGTATTTAACAACTCAGAAGATATGGCATTAAATTTAGGTTTCTCTGGTTTCAGAAGAGGTTCTTATGACTTCTACAAGTCTGACTTCAGATACTTAAATGATTTAGCTACTAGAGGTGGTGTTAACGCTGCTAATGCTTCAGAAGCAATTAGAGGAGTTATTGTTCCGGCTGGTACTTCTAACGTTTATGACCAACAATTAGGTAAAAACCTAAAGCGTCCTTTCTTACACGTTAGATATAGAGCTTCACAAACTGATAACAGAAGATTAAAAACTTGGGTTACTGGTTCTGTTGGAGCAGCTACATCTGCTTTAGATGCAATGGAAATTCACATGCTTTCTGAAAGATGTTTAATTACTCAAGGTGCTAACAATTTCATGTTAATGAAATAAGCACTGTTTATTCAAAGGATCGAGGCTTCGGCCTCGACCCTTTCTTTTTATTAATTTTATTATATATTATATTATGGCAAAAAAACAAGAAAAGGTAGAGGTACCTGTTGTTGAAGCACCAGTTGTTGAGACACCAAAACCTAAAAAAGTTGAACCTAAAAAACCAACTTGGGAAATAAAAGATAGATTATATTATTTAAAAGGTGACAAAAAACCTTTGTCAAGATCAATAAAGTCTGCAAATATATACTACTTTGACGAAGAACTAGGTTATGAAAGAGAACTAAAGTATTGTCAAAATCAAAAAACATCTTTTGTAGACGAAATGGTAGGTGATCAAAGATTAGAGCATATTATATTTAGATCTGGCTCGTTATTTGTACCAAGAGAAAAAGTAGTTTTACAAAAATTATTATCTTTATATCACCCTCATAGAGACAAAGTGTTTTACGAGCATAAACCTCAAGTTATAGCTGAAGAGCAACTAAACTCTTTAGAAATAGAAGCTGATGCAATAATAGCTGCTAGAGAATTAGACATAGACATGGCAGAGGCTATT